ATCCACCCAAAATACCTCCAGATGGTCATTTTGTTCGTGCTGCCGGTGTAGGCGAATCCAGTGCCGCCCACGTCTCCCAAACACGAGCCGATGGCATTCGGGCATACCGTACTGCCTGCGCCTTTGTAGAAAGTGTCCTCGGTCACCGGGTCTGGCATGGGATACCACAGCGCGGGAATGGAATAGGTCGCATCGACCACGGAGTTCCAATATGTGGAGGACTGAGGCTTGGCGAGGAGCCGATGCTGGAAATATAGAAAATTGGCCTGCGCCGTCGCCGCCGATTGCGTACCCGTGTGGAAGTTCCAGTAGATGTCGTGAATCTGCGTCTGCGGCCAGCCGATGACGTAGGATATTTGCGCCTGACACGGAAACGACCCCTTGCACGGCCCGGACGCTTGCGTCGTAACGTAGCTGGGATTTGTCACGTATGGTGTACCGGATGTGTTCCACAGTTGCTGGTTCGGCCAGATGCCTATGCGGATTTCGTTATTGTTGCCGCAGAAAGGCGACACGCCCCCACATCCCGCTGATGTGTTCCCCGGCTGATATTCGAGCGACTTCGGCCAGTACATCGCGAGCTGATACACGCCGGTCTCGATTCCATTTGCGCCGTCATCGAAATCCGACCATCCTACGGGATATACGGTGGACGCGCCTTGCTTGATGCCTGCGCCGGTCGGCCCAGTGTCTTGATAGCCGAGGAGCGCGTACTGCCAGTTGTTTGAGGAGCCGGAACGCGAAATGTAGGAGACCACACAACTGTTGCCGACCGACGATGCCCCGGTAACGCCGCTTCCGCAAAGAGTCCCACCCGGCCAATCAAACCACTCGCCATCGTTGGAGTAGCCTTGAAATAGATACGCCGATTGCGCCGAGGACATGGTTCCTGTGGTAGCCGAGACCGTGGTGCCGGTGGCATCGTCTGCGAATTGGAAATCGCGCGTGGCGCCTGACAGGTTATCGGTCTCGCGCATTTCCTCTTGGTTGAATTCCTTGTAGGCCACATTCCACTGGTCAGTCGGCGAGCAGGATGACGATGCGATGCCGTTGGGATAGCAGCCCACTCCAGTGACTCCAGTGACCACCGGCACGTAGGCGTTCTCGTTGATTATTTCCGTCTTGGAGTCCGTGCGGTTGCGCCAGAAAAACATGCGCACGCGCCCGTGAAAGTAGGCATGCCCGGATGAGTTCTTGAAATCGAAATTGGCTGTGATGGCCGCTCGCAGGGGTCCGTTTTCCTCGATAATAGCGGTAGAGGCAGAATCGTTCTGCGACGAATAGGGCGTGGTGCAGGCCGCGCCCGTGTAATTCGTGGGCACCGGGCCGGGACCACAGGACACTCCCGCGATGGTGGGGCTGGATGCGGTCGGCGGGATGAGCGAGTCGGATGGTCCGTAGAGCGTGAAGCCATCGTAGGGGCCGTGGTTGTTCCCTGCTATTTCATGGAGTGCGCCGATTGCTGCGTCGTGGTAGCCGTCGAAGTTGGCTTTCTGGATTACGAATGTGGCTGCCCCGGTCGTGACTGTGATTGTTCCTGTATTCGGTGACCCTGGATTGGAGTCTACGGCCATCGGAGTGAAACTCGTGGTGCAGGTCGGCGAGCACAGTACGTTCCCGCCACCAGACGACACAGTCGAGATGGTCAGGTTCAGGTCGTAATTTAGGTTTCCCGCGAGAGAAGATGTCGCCGCGCACGACCCGTTTCCCACTTCGCTGAAGCACGGCAGCTGCGAGTCCACCTGCACCCATTCCGCGTTGCCGGACGGCCAGTGGGCCATGCAGCGGAATTGCGAGGTCACCTGCGTACCTGCGTACTTCAGGATGAGCTTAGTCGGCGCTTGCTCGTTCTCAGGATGGAGTTGCGTGCCGGGGCAGTCGATATTCCATGCATCCGGGATGCCCACACCGAAGGTCACCGGCGCGTTCAGGCGCTCGCCTACGAGAGTCTGCGCGGTCCACGGACCCTCGGCGGGCATGATGATGATGGGAATGGTGTTCTGCGCGAAGACAGGAAAGGCCCACAAAAGAATAATAAGAAGTCGTTTCATTAGTTTATGGTCGTATACACCTTGCTGCGTCCGTTGTTGCCCAGATTGTTCGGTATGTTGATTGGCCCCGGCGATGTTTGTGTTGCAACAACAGGGATGGCGTACACCGTGACTGTGCAGGTTTGACTCTGCGGGACGGACTGGCCGGAGCAATTGTCCACGTCGATGTAGACGTTGGGCGGTACAGTCACCTGCCCGAAGGTGACGAGTCCCGTGCAGTCAGCCCCACAAGTTTCCGAGTTGCTGCCCGTGATGGTCTGGTCTGGTGTGCGCACCCCTACTGGCCCGGTGAAGGTCAGCGAGGCTGGTTCCACGTCCCCTTCTACCTTGGGATTGTCCACCGTCCACTGAAATGTCAGCGTGGCAGTCGGGCCAGCACTCCCCGGACACGGTTTAGAAAAGCACCAAATAGTTGTCAGCGTATCAACACACCAATTTTCACTCGGTGCGTTGGGCGGCTGGCAAATCATCGGGTCATCGGGGTCTGCCGCCGCTCCGGTGTAGCCGTAGCATACCGCAGCGGGAAGAAGCGTCGTGCAACCGTTCGCAGACCACCACGTATCGTCTGCACTTTCCAATCCTGCCCAGGTGCTTTTCCCGTAGTAAACAGTCTGCGAGCAATTATTTATTATCTGCACGGGGAACTGTATTTTAGTGATGGGATTGGTAAGGGGCATCGGGTCTGGAAACACTGCTCCCATCAGCGATAGACTCACGCAGGATTGCGCGTGTGCGGGAAGCGCCGCCACAAATAAAGCTGTAATTAAGAGAGCTATTCTCATTGGTAGGTAATCTCCCACCCTAAAGCGGCTGATGTGCCCGTGCCACCACCTAGGGCAAATTCCACGTAGCATAAATCGCCTTGAGCAACGGAAAGAGAGACTACCGAGGAACAAGTGGTTGTGGTAGTAACATTGGTAGTAACTTGACAGACTGCGCTAGTGCTGGCCGTAGCATCCACGAAGGTGAATGTCAGGTTAGTAGTCGCGCTAGCCTGCGCTGCGCTCAGCGCCCATTGAATTCCTATGATAGTTTTCGCGCGTCCCTGCGGAACTTCGTCAATGGCTACCGTGGTATTGGTGGCCTGTGGTCCCCCGTAAATATTTCTAATTTGCTGTGAAGTTGACCAAACAATGGCGGAACTGCTACCGCCCATCGTCGCGCTGGTTATTCCGCTACCACTGCTTCCCCCTACGCCTGACGGTGGAGCAATCACAGCCTCAAGCTGCTTATAAGAGTTGGACGCGCCTGTAGTCGATTGCTGCACGAAGAAATCCAGAAATAGGGCATTCGCGCAATTCTGATTGGGGGATGAAACGGCAGTGTTGGCGTCTGCATAGACGCTATCGGCAGTGGCTACGCTGGCTCCTGCCTCAATTATGAGGCCCGGAGAACCTTTCACAATCAGGTTGCAGCTTGACCCGTTCGCCACAACAGTCATAGTCAAATCAATGGCCCAAGTAGCATTAGAAATCGCTACGCTATTCAATGCTGCTGACTGAATAGCGGCCAGTGGCGTGACAGTTCCTGTAGCACATCCGGCTACAGAGCAGAGCTTCGGAGTAATCGTTACCTGCGGAACGCTTGCCGTCGTTGTCGTGAGTACTCCCGAACCATGAACAATAAATGGCTGCCCTACCACGTTCAAGTATCCAGCGGGCAGGGAGAGCGCCATCAAAATCGTGTCTGTCGCTGCGGTCGGATTGCTGACTGTAACTGCCGTTGTGTTCGTCACCGCAGGCAGAGATGCAGGACATCCGGTCGTAGTGACTCCGCCGTTTGCCGTGGAGCAAGTGATGGTGCCCGCTGTGGTCGAAATCGTTGCGGCGCTCGCCAAGCCTGTATCTGTACCCACGATTGCCTTGGAAGATGTAACTGTGCTCGCGGTGGCGGCGATTGCTACCTGCCCAGCCGTCATTCCCGAGAGTCCACTTCCACTCTGGGCCACGCAATCGCTTGCCTGCGGAGTGAACACAAAGTTAGCCGTGTTGCATCCTGTCAGTCCTTGAATGAGCGTCGCAGCCTGAGCAGCCGTGGCCGCTGCGTGCGCTCCGGTCGTTGTCGTCACATAATCAAATCCAGTGGCCTGCGTTGCGTAATTTATATTCGAGGTTCCCAGCGTCTGCGTAGCTGTATTTGCAACTCCGGTACCACCGTTGGCAGCCGCCACTATGCCGGTAACATTGGCTGCCGTACCGCTCGTATTCGCCGCGTTATCTGGAACATCCAAGGATACTAGCGCCCGGAAAGCGGGGTTCGCAGCAGAACCCGATGCAGGGCCAGCTAACACGGTGTTTGCAGTTTGCGTTAGAGGAGTAGCGGCCACAGTTCCTGAGGTGGTAACTGCCGTTGAGGGCGTCGAACTGTCGATGATTCCGTCACCAGTAAAAGTCACGCTTGTAACGGTGCCTGTCCCCGGAGTTATCGTGTGGCAGCCAAACCCGGTGCCAGATGTCCAAATTAAGGCACTAGTGGTCGCGCTGCATGATGGGAGCGCTAGGTCTGAGGGCGTTGTGGCCGTTAACGCCCCCAGGACCGTATTGGCTGTTTGATTGGCAAGCGTAGCGGTTAGCGTGCCACTGGTCGTAACTGCCGAGGATGGCGTTGCGCTCAGAACGGCGCCATCTCCGGTGAAGGTCACGCTGGTTACTGTTCCGCTGCCGCCTCCGCCCCCACCGCTACCCAATAGCGCCGTGTCGATAGCATTCGATGCGTTCAGTGCCACCACTGCCGTGCCGCTAGTGTAAGCCGAGCAGCGCACCCTGAAGACTTGCGCTCCCGGTACGTTGCACGTCCACGTCCCTGCTGCCGTCGTGCTCGTAACCGCAGTGGTAGAGTTAGGCGGAACGCAGTTCACCGAGGATTTGTTAGCTTCCGTGCCGTCTGCAAGGACTTCAAATTGTAGCGTAGCCGAAAAGGTTCCAGAGATAGTGAACGTCACGCTTCCGGTATTTGTGGTGCTGAGTTGAATTACTGCGCAAGCCCCTGCCGTCGTGCAGCTTGAGCCTGCCGCCGTGATGTTCTGCCCCTGCGCACGCCATCCGCCTACCAGCAGCAGAAAGGTGAGCAGGATTAAGTGTCTTTTGTGCATCGAGCCTCCTAATTTATGGATACAAAGCTGCCCAAGGAACGCTTGTTAGAGCAGGGGACGGTGAGACACCGATAAACGAAGAAAGCAATTGCCCACCGCTGGTCGTTCCAATATTCGCTGTGATTGAAATAACGCTGGTGCTTGATGAGTTGTTCATGATGCCAAACTTCGCGGTTCCTGCATTGCCTGTCGTGCAGATGTAATAATTCCCTGCGGGCAGCAGTACGGAACCCTGAACACACGCCGCCGTCTGAACTCCCGTTGAAGTCATGGCCGTAGGGCCAATGTCGCAGACCAAAACTCCGTTTGCGGTGTAAACTCCGATGTCGTATAGGTCGCCACCTGTAGCATCAAGCGTGGTAATATCCCAGGCGATATGACCGAATGAAATCTGGGCCACGGTAGAGATTTGGGCAGCCAATTGCTGGTTTGCTACAACTGCCACGCTCCCGCCAGCTGGAACACCGAAATTAAGGAAGATGGAAGATGCTGAACCACTGTAAACAGATTGTGGATTTTCAAGTTGAAAGTGGGTGCCGATATAATCGGCGCATGCTTGCACCGTAGTACTCAAATCTCCCGAAGTTATGAGAGTGACACCGCCGATTGTTTGCTTTTCAATCTGGAAAGCTCCTAGGCCATTTACGTTTAGAGTTGCAGCACTAGTATTGGCATTTGAAGGCAACCAGCAGACGCGCATCCCTTGCATATAAGCGGTCGGAGCCACGGGAAGAGTAACCGTCTGCACGTTAGCCGTTCCACCGCCTATTGCGTAGGAGTTCGGGCTATAGTCTTGCGTGCCGATGGCTCCGCCCATTGCTACGTTCCAGTTGGCGTTGTCGGGCGACCAGATTGTAGCGAGCTTTCCTGCGGGAATCTTGAGCGTTGAACCGGAGCAGTAAGGTGAATTATCAACGCAGGTGAAAGTACTAATGGTCGTGGTGATAGTGTCTAAAGCTGTCCCCGTATTTGAGATACTGAGGTAGAAATTGCTTGCAAATCCCGCGCTCCCTGCTTGCGGCAACGTGTCCGTCATTGCCGTTGATGCTCCGCGTGTCACGATGCAGGAGAAGTCTGAGGCTGCGTAGAGGTAGCTGGCAGAGCTTCCTGAACCTCCGGGGCATTGGCCTGCCGTGGTTGTCAGCAACGTACCGCTATTCGCACCGTTTACTATCACTCTTGGTACTGGCGTTAGATTCGCTACGCCGGGAGAGCAGCCTGCCGTTACTATTTTTGGCGGGGAACTGGTATCAGTGCAAAGGCCAGTAGAGGTAGACCATGAAGCATTAGCAAAGCTAGCCGCAACTGCGCTACCTACGATGATGCCACAGGCCGTTCCGCCATGCGTGATACATCTCCAGTTATCGCTAGTATCCCACCACTGCCTATCTTGAGAAGCTCCAGGGTTTGGTGGTGGAGAGGAAGGGGAAAGTTGCTGGAGGGTGTCTGTCCAAGGTGGGCATCCGACATTACCGCTAGCAGGAGCACCCTCGCAGAACACGTAAGGATAAGACCCAGCAGGGTCCATCAGACCACTACCTATCTCATGCGTCACATTCATATCGAAATGAACTGGCCCCGTAGGTCCACCAGTAGTCTGATTGTTGAATAGGTATACCGTTCCTGTCTGGTCTGCTATTTTGACATCGCGGAAGGTAAAATCATTCACATACGAACCACTGGCAACAAAAAAATCATTGTTAGTAAGACCCTCGGACAAGATGTCGTTAAATACAAAATCTCCATTGGATGGAATGCCTATGTTCATGGCGGTGATAGTACCGCTGCCTATAAATGAGTGTTCGATGATGACCTCGCCAAAATTAGTGAACGATAATGTATGAGGCCCATTGAACGAAGTATATTCAGCGCGGAAACCAAATCCCGATACCTGACTGGAACTGGAGGAGTCTGCCACAACATCGTACCCGGATGAGACGTTATTATTTATGAGTGATTTGTTAAGTGTAACTTCAACGGTGCCAGTACCGGAGTTGTCGTGCATGTGAACGCATTCTGTAGAAGAGTAACATTCAATATTTATGCCTTCAAAGTATACAGTTCCTACACCAAACAAATCCACCAGTGGAGCCGATTGGTCCACTAGATTGGTCCAGGTAGTGTAATTGGCGTATCCGAAAGCTCCTCCTAGCCCTTGGAAGCTACCGGAACGTCCGATGAAAGACGTATAATTGCCGGGATAAATCGTGCTGCCGCAAATTCCATTGTCAAATAACGAGACTATCCATCCACCATTCGCTGACCCGCTCGGAATCGTGAGTGTAGAAAACTTGTAGCATCCCGATGAATGCGGGAAATAGACAGTACCGCCACCACCAAAACCAGCAGCGTGCAAGTCCGAAGCTGCTTGGGTGTAGGCTGCAGTGATTGCAGCCGTGTCATCCGTAACGCCGTCGCCCTTCGCTCCCCACGCTGTTACGTCGTACCACGGCTGTCCGCTTTTGACTTGCAGGTTTCCCGGTATTGAAAAAACTGGAGGAGTCGCACCGTAAGTATAAATAAGACCTGAAGGTCCGATGAAAACTCCAGAGCCGTTAACTTGCACGTTGGTATCAACGCCACCCGGAGTCCCGCCACCTCCACCACCTCCGCCTAACGGGTACTGGTCTGCGTAAACCAGCGTCTGAATGGTAGAAGAATAGACTTGAACGGTGTACGGATTTGATGCCACGTATGCGTAAAAATACCCGTTGCCGTTCGTCTGTACGGGGTTGGGCAGGGCGCTCGTTGTTACCGTTCCCCCTGTTATGTAGCTGCCGGGATTAGAGAACACGCTGGCAATCGTCACGTTCAGACCTGAGACGGAAGCTACGAGCCATACTCCGTTATATCCAGACGGGCTTGCTCCCGTGATGGAAATGTAAGAGCCTGCCACAACATCAGAAGGAACTATGGCTAGCGCGAAGGTAATCTGTTGCACCGCATAAGAAGCTCCGGTTAGAGATGTCGTGTTTGTGCTAGGAGCGTTGTACAGAGTCGCAAGCGGAGTGCAGGGCTGAGAAGTCAACGTAGCTGGCTGCGAGCAGATGGCGACATTCGCTCCGGCTACCGCAGCGCCAAGAGGAGTCTGTACTGTTCCTTGCAGACGGAAAACGGGCTGTTGCCCGAAAGCCGCAGATGGGCATAACATGGCAAGCAGAAAGGAGACTACTACGACTATTCTCTTAATCATGCTGATTGCTTTCTTCTTGTCGCCGCAGTTAGATAAGCTCGGGTTGTAACTCATTCGTCGTCATCCTTCTTCGGGAACTTGGTTATCTCCCGCGGCCTCGGATACTCCGCTTCCTGTGTCGCAGTCGGGAATCTCGGTACTTTCCTTCCTTCCATTGGAGTCATACCGCCTGCGAAGTCCATTCCTCGACGGCTGGCGTTCTTCTTGGCTAAATCTCCCAATACGTCACGAGTGTTAAATTCACCGGGAGTTAGAACCATGCGACCTGCTGGCCGCGCTGCGGAAGTTTCTAGCGCGTTGGGTATCCCCATTGCAGAAGGAATAGATGATTTTGGGAACTTCGATGACAGTTTGGAAAACTCTCCGTATGGATTAGGATGCTCAGGCAGAAGCATATCCGCTAGGCTAGGGCCTAGAAGTGTTCCGGCAACAGCGCCTGGGCCACCTGCCGCCATTCCTCCAACTCCTGCGCCAGCCGCACGACTGAGTGCTCTAACTGAAGGTTTTAATTTGCCAGTCTCTTGCATCCTAGTCGCTTCACCAAGAGCATCGGGAATCCCCCCAATTTTGTCGGCAATCGGTGGTATCCAATGAGATGAAGTAGCTGCGGCTGCCGGGGGTATTGATTGCCCTATGATTCCAGCCATATCTCCGCGACTTGCTGCATCTTCCATGCCCGGAGCATTTATTCCCAAGCCTTCTCCAAGTCCAGCGACGGTTCGATACGGTACGCTGCGCCCCTGTGCCTTACGAATAGCATCATCCCCCGCCATACGTGCGCCGCTAACCATTGCGGAGCCAGCGTCAGGAATTACCGAAGTTAGACCTCCGACCAATCCCTTTGTAGCGTCCCACAATCCAGAGCCAAGACGTTTCCAGGCAGGCATTGCATTTGTTTCTTTCACCGCGTTTTCTATCGAATTATTCGCGGTAGTTGGTGCCGGGCCTGACGGTTTTGCGGGCGTCGGTTTCTCGTCTTCCCATTTAATCTCAGGGAGGGGCGCTTTCTTTTCGTCTTCCCAGGTTATTGCTGCGCTGCTCATTTCTGTTGGCCCATGTGGGCGTAGCCCGTCAGCCACTTATCCGCAGACTTTATGCGGGCCTTCAAATCTTCTGGCGATTGCGCTTGTCCGAAATCTTTCTTCAATGCTTCGATGAAGTGCTGCCCACCACCACGCGCTCCGAAGTGCGTCACAGCGACCGCTGATGCGAATAATCCCAAGTCCTGGTCTAGCGCAGCATAATCCGGGTCGTTCGCTCCAACTTTCTTGACCCAGAAATCGTTCCAGCGTCCTGCTCCGGGGCCAATCTTCGCTGCAAGAGCGTCAACCTCGCTGGTTATGTTCGGAATCTGGTCGATGACCGTCTTGGCGAATTCAGCCCTGTTCTGATTCTGCGCTCCGAGCTTGCCGCCTGGGCCTCCAGTAGTTTTTGCCCCTGCCTGTCCGGGCTGTACGAGCCGTCCATTCTTAACCATCACGGGAGTTCCGTCCCCCATCGTTCCACGTGCGCCTTCCTGCTTTCCTGCTGGGGCTGGTCCTAAATCTTTATCCGGTGTGCCAAATTCCTGAGTAGCTATTTGCTTTTGCGTCTCATCGTGGCGACCGTGGATGATGTTCTCCAGACTGTCGCGCATCTGGGCAATCTTGAACTGATTATCTCGCTGTGCTTCCGCTCGTGAGTCTGCTGCCGCTTGATTGGTCGTAGCTATATTTTCGCGAGACTGATTCGTTGCCGTGTTTATCTTTTCCTTACTACCTGTGTTAATTCCCGCAACAGTTTCTGCCGTATCACCTCGCGTGGTTGCTACGTTTTGCTGTGCTTTTGCTCGCTCCTCGGCTGCCTGTAATTGGGCAACGGACTTGAACGGTACTTTTATGGGCTGGTCTGCGCCGAGCGGAGTCCAATCGGTTTCCTTATTACCCTCGGTGATTCCTTCGGCCTGCGCGTTCTCTAACCCTGTTCTTGCACCCTTTGCGGCTAAATTTGCTGCCCTATTCTCCATTAGGTTCTTGTTGAGGTCAGAACCTGGTATTAGCGCCGTGATGTTCGGAGCCAGAACGTCCCCAGCGATGTTTGCAGCACGATTTATCCCGTGTCCTATTTTCTGCCACGCAGTTTGAGGCGGCTTAGGCGGTGACGCCGGTGCGCCTACCGGTGGCGGAGTTGCGGACACGGGAACTGTTACCGCGGGCATGGTATGAACGGGTGGTGCTGGCGGTATCGCGTTGGGCGAAGGAATCGAAGGACGAGGAGGCTGAGCCGCGCTTTCTGCGATGCGACTAGCAGGTATCGTTGGGGGAGCTGGCCCCATCGCATTCCTACGATTACGCAGTTCTTCGTCAGAAATAGGTTGTCCTGTTACCGGGTCAGTTGCCATTATCCGCTCGCCACTTGCGCTGCTGCCTTAGCGTTTCCTGCAAATGAATTTATCAGTTGAGTGGCGTCCTGAAACCACCCGGAATTACCTGCGTTTACGCCAGCGTTGATGTCAGGTGCTTCTAATCCCATTGCGTGCATCTGTGCGCCCACGTCTGTTCCATAAAGCCCGGTTAGTGCAGATTGTGCTCGTTCCTTATTCTGCTGGGCTAGGTCGGTAGATTGCCGTTGCACACCGAGTGCGTTCTGCGACATCTGCTGGCCCTTCTGACGCGATGCTTGGTCTAGAACTCCTGATAGCGCCCCGGAGTTGCGCGTGCGTGCCGCGTTTAGCCCCGCAGCCCCTGCCACGCCTGCATTAGCGCCGCCCGCTCCTTGTTCTCCTGCTACTAGCTCATTATTCGCCTGTGTAGGAGTTAGGCCGACATTGCCTGTTGCTTCGCGCTGAAGCTGCGGGATTAACGAAGCACCGATACCAGATGCCGCGGCACCGTAGTTTCCGCCTGTAGTTGATGCTGTATTCCCTGCGTTTTCGGCCTGCTGCTGTAAACTGCGGTCCGCGCTCTCCATCGGACCTCCTCTATCTTAAAATTGCCGTATACGAATTCCAGGGACTTCTTTGGAATCCTAAAGATTCTAATCTTTTGCCAAATTGTTTTTCTACTTCTGGTGGCAACCAAGCAGTAACATGGTCCAGTCCCACTTTATAGGCTTCATGCAGACCTTCTCCGGTCAGTTCTTCCAGTGCTTCCCATCTTGACTCAGGCGTTCCCTTGCTGTGGTCGAGCAAAAGAAATATTTCTCCATTTAGTTTTAAAAAACCGCCGATAGCTGGCCCTGAGCCGTTTTCCGCTACTTTCTTCACCACAAATAGCGGACTCTCAAAGTCCGGCAAGCAGTTCTGCGGAAGTCCTGACTCCGCATGGATTCTGCGCATGTCAGGAATATCTTTTAACGTGAATTCTCGTATTCTCATGCGAATTGGTCTGTCCCAAAGCCCTGACCGCCCACTTCTCCGCTCGTTGGGGCTGTTCCTGCTCCTGTCGAGGTCAACAGATTCAGCGTCGAAGCTCCTGTGAGCGTCACAGGCGTAGGATTCAGGTTCGGCCCGTTGTAAATCTTGTCGGACGCCACTTCAGAACCGAGATAAGCCGAATATCCGCGGAAGTAATAACTGATTACGTCCCCGCTACCGTCCTTTGCAGGCAAAGCCATAACCCGTCCTCGACTCGCTCCTAAATGCTCCACGTTGGGCTTCATAAACGCAGGGTCGTTTGCACTCCACTCCAGGAAATAGTTAAGTGCTCGACTTCTCTGTGCGCTATCGGTAAGCGTGACGTGTACGTGGTCGCTTCCTGCCGAAACCTGAATAGATTGAGGAGGGTCTGGGGGAGACGTGTGACCAGTCGGGTCTGCCCCTACTGATATTCCTAATTGATTAACGCCGTTGATGATTTTCTCAAGAAGCAATGCAGTTCTGGGCTTCTCTTCCCGTATCTCGCTCAGGTAGCTTCCACCGTCGAGCATCTAATTGCTTCCTCGATATGCAGCCCACGCTGCTTTCTTCATAGTCATCACCACGCGAGAAAGTTCAAAATTAGCAGGCGCTTGCGTTGTTCCTCCGTTAGTTACCTCTAAGAAGAATCGCGCCCCAGTTTGGAGGACTGGTATTTCCGTGTCCCCGTAAGCTGGCGAAGGCGAGAGAGGATACGTGCCCAGAGTGAGCGCATACGGCGAAGTAATCGTGTCGGGATAAATATTGACCTGTGCATTTCCGTTCCCTGTGAGCAAGGCGGTAATCATGTCGGCGTCAAGCATCTGATTGCCCATTCCCAGAGCTTGCGCCTCTTGCGTTTTTGGCATCGGGCTGGTGATGTAGTCCCAGGGCATCAAAGCTCCGTCATCAAGGTAGTTTCCGGTGAGTTGCTGGTAAATCTTCCCGCGAAACTGGTTGTTGCAGTAGAACAAAGGCTGGGTTGTATCGGCTCGAGTAATGAAATCCGCATAAGAAGCCTGAATCGACCACGCGCTCCACTTGCGGCCTAGCTGAAAAGTCCTAAGTTCTCCCATGAAGCTCTGCCGTATCGGGCCTTCGCTGGTCAACGCACCGCTAGACATGAGTTCTCTGTAGGACAGCATCAGAACTACGTTAGGTGATGTAGGATTCGCGTTTACGGGGAAGTTCGGCATCCACTGGTTAGGCGTCGCAAGAGGAACGCCGATGCATATTCTGCGGTTGATGATGTCGTTCTTGACCCACAGGGTGTAGCCGTATTTCCAGTTGATGGCATTCCAAAGAGTATCTATTTCAGGGGAAAGTTTCTGCGGCTTCCCTCCGTCAAAGAGATAGAGTCCTGCCTGTCCTGCAATCAGCGCCCAACTTTCACTGTCTTTGTCGGTCGAATAATCCACACCATTTATAGAAGGCGTCCCGATGCCCGCAATCTCTTTAATCGTCCAACCGTCAGGTTCAGTAATGCCATTGTCCGAAGTCGAGCAGAATGAACGAGTCCGAACTACGTATAGATTGTCAAACAGAGTGAAAGCGGCACTAACGGGCTGCTGGTTTTGCGTGCCGACTCCAAGGTTTCCGGTCACGCCGTCGAAGGCTTCAAAATTGTCTACGTAAGAGCCGCGCAACTGCGTGTTGAGCACGGGCTGCTGGGTTGGATAAATCTCTATGCGGTCGATTAGGTAAGTAGGAACGAAATAGAAATTTACTCCCATGAAAGGCTCATGGCTGATGGCGTAAACTCTTAAAATCAAATCGGTAGGAACGGTCGCGAGCGGAGTATCTAGCAAGTCGGCTTCAAAGGTTTGCATTGCCGCGGTAGGGGTGCAGCCGAAAATCCCATAGGTCTTACCGAAAGAAGGGCTGTATAAATCTACGTTCAGCCCAGAATCAGAGTTAGACCCAGCAGTTAGTTGCGCAGTAAATCTAATGCTATATTGCGTGTTTGTCTGGATGATTGGTGCGCCACCACGGGAATTCGTTATGCTGATGGTGGGGCGGGTATGATGATGCGTTCCTGTGCCGCTGAATTTAATCGTCTGCGCCGTGAAGGAATCTTCAAAGGCAGGCTGCTCAATCATCCCTTGAATCACTAGCCCACCGGAAATAGTCTGAATCTGGTAAGCATCTCCGAACACCGGAGAATCCACGACTGAGGTAATGCCGCCGCCGACAATCCCCGCTCCGTATACGCTATCGGGTGTCCAACCGAGAGGATAAGTGGAAACGATTGTACTAGGGTCGGTCGGAACAGGCAGAACCTTACCTGCTCCGCCGTCAAAGGTCATGTTTATCAGGTTCTGGATTTTGTTGTTCTCTCCCCAAACGAACAGACGATTGGCGTAGGCGATTGTTCCTAGACAACTTCCCAGCTCTATCTGCGCGAAGTTGTTTGTGCCTTGAAAACTGATGCTTAACGCACCTAATAGAACAGCGTCCGTGAAGGTGAACGTGGCCGAAGTGGATGTATTGTCGTTGATGATTGTTTTGGTGTAGTTCACTGTTTGATTGTTGCTGATGACACTTACATCCTCTGGAATCCAGTAGTAGTACCCACCGCCTCCGGCTAGCGTTGCTCCCCCTGCTCCGGTAAAAGCAATTACTCGTGCCACGACGTTATCCGGGCCAATGGGAATCTGAGATGCGATGATGGAGTTGGCCGAACCGCTCAGCGTAAAAATAGTCTGGGGAGAAGGTGCGGTCAGGTAGCCGTTGGTGGTAAGAAAAAGTACAACAGCTCCGCGAACTCCCGCGCCCAACAGTCCTGCTACGACAAGAGAACCCGTGGTCGATGTGGCAATAATCTGCAAAGGGTCAAATTGGAACTTGGTTCCGTTAATAATCGCAAAAGCTGTTTCCGGGGCCGATGCAATGTTCGGTGAAACAATCGCCACGCTGAACGTCGAAGATGTAGCTGCGGTGATAATTGCGCTGGTGACATTAAATATTCCGTTGCCATTGGATGTTCCTGTTACCGTTACCATTTGCCCGACTGCAGGAGTAACGCCGCTGATTAGCGTAAAGGCATAAGTCGCTTCATTACTCAACAACTCCGTGTTTGTAATCGACATCTGCGCGGCGTTCAGCGTGAACAGGACAGTGAATGTTCCGTCCCAGGTCGAAGGACTAGCTCCTGAGATAGTCAACTGCTGGCCTTCTTGAAGGTTCGGCACGGGTGTCGATGCCACGACCGTTGCTAGCGTGGGCTGGTAAGTCGAGCCTGCTTGCGGATGCCCAGAAAAGAATCCAATCTGGTTTACTTGAATCGTGAATATCGGATGAATCGTGCCGCCTGAAGTCCTCGCCGTCCCAATGCTTGTCACCGTGTAATAAACCGGGTTTCCCCCTGCGCCATTATTCGGATTGAATCCGCTGATAGTCTGAAGGCCCGTAATGACGACGTTATCCCCAGGCTGAAGCTGGTTACTCGCCGGAGGGTCAACCTGCGCTCCACCCCAGGTCGTTCCGGTAAGCCCGTAAAATGTGATGACGTTTCCCGGCGTGTTCAACGTCGGCCCGGCAGACCACAGCATGTAATAGTTGCTGCTTCCATCACCCAAAGTCTGCGGAGCAATCTGGAAGATGGGATTGACTGGATAACTTAGCGTAGTCGAGGTTATCTGACATCCCGCGCCCGGCCCTACTTGCGAAATCCTGTCGAAGTTGAAACCGATTCCATTGTCATTGACACTGAACTGACGCGGAATGTCCGTGCCTTCCTGCAAGTCCGATATAGCAATGAATTCCCGGTCATCGTAGGTAACGGATTTAGCAAAAGAGTTCGGGTCGATTCCTGAAAAGAACGGCGTCAGCACGCCAGGGTCGGAGCCTTCATCCATCCCCGCAACTGCTTCGTACCACATATTCCCGGCAGTATCGAGCGCCAGCGTAAGCACGCTTCCATCCCCCGTCTCATAGGACTTTACGTAATTGAAGTTCTGTCCTGTATCGACGGGCATATAGACGCTCGATAGGCCCAGGCGTGTCTTTACCGAACCGATGGTGAAATCGCAATCGCAACACAGAGGCGAAGAGCCTGCGGGCAAGTCGGCAGGGTTCAACTCTGTTACGAGTCCACCAAAGGTAGTCAGCGTTGAGTCAGGTTCAAATTGCGTGTTAGGCATTAGCCTCGAATGTAAATGGCCTCAAATCGAATCGTGTTGTCAAAAGCTACAGTTGGTCCTAACCCGGCCTCGTTTTGTACTGACCCTGAGCTTGTTCCGGTCAAGAAAATCTGAACGGTGGAGTTGGTCGGATTCCAAACGTAGGTGTAGCCCTTGATGGAGAAGAAAGTCATCTGCACAACGGGTAGCCCGTTTCTGGCAAAGGTCTGAAGTCCAGCCTGAAAGTTACCAGAACCAGTCCCTGAATCGGTCGTCACGCCCGCAGAGTTGGTTACGATGAAAGAGCCTGCCGTCGAGGAAGTCTGCGTAATTGAGTTGATAGAAAACGTCCCGTTATTGGCGGCGTTGGTGCATCCGGCAATGGTTACGAACTGGCTGGCCTGAAGCTGCGGTCCTACCAGTGTCGTGTAAGTGTAAGTCACCTGCCCGCCCGTATTGGAAACAGCGGTAACGGTGAATGTCTGCGGGATAAGCGCCTGAACTCCGAAGTGCAACTGTCCTACGCCTTGCGCAGTCTGCCCGGTCTGACCTGTTCCTGAAAGAGTCTTTCCTACGAGCGGAACTGCGGTGAACGTGCCGGCGCTGGTGCTAGAGGCGACGACGTTTGATACCGTGAATGTTCCGTCATTGGTGTTCGAGGCGGTGTTGTAAATCACCACAGTTTGTCCGTTGACGAGTTGGATTCCTTTTAGCGACGAGTAAGTGACAAGGCCGACTGCGGAAAATGCCGTCACTTGAAAAGAGGTGCTGCCCACTCCGCCCGGAACGTATTCCGTCGCTGTGTCGTTCTCGACTACGTTACCGCGCAGAATAACGGTGTGTTCGGTGTTGTCCACTCCCTGCGGAAACTGGAAAAGTGCTAGATTCAGAGTCTTGGTAGCTGTGTACGCCATGTTAGGTGACCTCCTCGGTCAGCGTTAAGGTTGCGCCCTCTCCTCGAAGGCTTCTGTTCACATCATCCCCGGAATCTTCCACCCATCAGAATCACGGTTATACGGCTGCCGCTCGTGGCGGATTCCCTGGTCTTGCTTTACGTACCGATTCATGATGCTGCGCAAGGCGTCATCGGCATCCGCCTTGAAGAGTTGGGCCATCTGCGCACCGCGGGCGCGTGCGTAACGGTAGGCTACTAGGTGCGCCATAGCTTCCGTAGAGGCTTGAATCACAATGCTTACTTCTGAGAATGGGTTTTGCGTGCTGGAGGGAGACAAAGGCAATAGCTGCGCCTGATAGCGAAGTCTTAAGTCTTCGATGCTGGTTGAGCCGAGCATCCAGATTGCGTCATTCCGCCACTCCCAGTTATAGAGCATCTGTCCTTGATAGTCTGAACAGAGTCCGTTTTGGGGCTGGAACATCAACGTGAACGGAAGGCCCGAACCATTTTGCCTTTCCCATAGCTGAAGAGGCACAAGCATATCTGAAGGAAGAGTAGGCAGCGCATGCTGAATAGTTCCATCGAAGAATCCCGTGAAGCTCACGTTAATCTGAACGCTGGGGTCAACATTCACGACCGGAGTAATCGGCGTCATGATGTAGTTGTCGCGCACTAATGTTATGGAATCGTAGTCGCGCAGTTCGTCCTGAAGATATTCCAAAGCGCCGTTTAGGTATTCGATAGTGAAAGGAGCGGTGTCGGTGAGAATGCGTCCAGCTCCGCCCTGATAGGCGTCGTTGATGTACGCGCGCGCGCGATTCATAACTTGTTCGACTACCGGATAAGCCTGGACTGGATTAACGGGCATATGTAAGCATCATGGGAAGAACCGCACGCAAACCCTCAGGAGGGAGTTCGTTGAATGCAATCCTTCCCATGAAGATTTTAGGCCTTCCCCGCAAACATCTCCGGGTAAAGTTTCCTAGCCTGCTTCTCGTCCAGCACCGCTTTGCAATGCGGGCAGAGCACGATGCCCTGCTTGATTGTCCCTCCACATCCGGGGCAATCCTGAGTAGCCGTGAACTTCCGATGCCACACAGTTTCAATCTTGAAGTAGTCAGCCGCGGTGTGATGAACGAGGCCTACGCGGTCGCCGTTGTATTTCGGGTCTTGCTGCGCCGCATACAGTGTTTCGGCCTCTTGCAGCTTCTGATTGTAGAAAGCCTCCATGCGCTCTTTCGCTTTTGCCAGCGCCTTCGGCTCCGGTGGATTGGAGAGCGTCCAGAAGCATCCGAAGTTGTACAGGTTCGTTCCTATGTTGGTCGTCTGTCCTTGATTGATTGGCCGCACTGACTTCCAATCTCCCATCGGGTCGTCTGGGTTCAGAACGTCTTGGGCGTAGAACTTACCGTCCCGGCCAACAGTTGAGAATTCGCTAGCCCCGGAGATGAATCTCTTTTCCTGAATCACATCAGGAATTGCGTAAGGCTCGCTGTACTCCTTGCCTTCCTCTCGTGCCGGGATAACTACGCATCCGCCGTGCGCCCACGGCCTCTGGATGCGTTGCTCGATGGCGCTAAGATTGAATATGTAAACCCAGTACTTTATTTCCCTTCCTGCGTTCATGTCGCCTACCATGCGCGGAGGGTCGGACATCTGCTTCTCTAACGCTTTGCTCATTCTTACTGCGTTGTCGCTGTCGTTCGATATTGTCGCGTTTACGGCCATTTAGTTCCTCCTGAATTTAGTTCTTCTGAAACAGTCCGCGCCTCGGGTTCCTGAGCACCTTGTCGGGAATGCTTCTCCACACTCTTTCTACATCTTCCATCTTGCGGGTAATCAGAGCCGTCCGATTGCGTTGGCCTTCATAGGAAACCGGGCCATAGAAAGCAGGTAGGTCGCTCTCTAAGCGGTCGGCTATTTCGTTCACCATGCGCTCGTTTTCTTTTCTCTCCTCTTCTGCTTTGAGCGCCATGAGTTCAAATTTAGATAGATGTTGAGCCATTTCAATCAAAGGAATCATAGTGTCGATGATTACGTGCTCAAGAGGAAGAGACTTCACGGACAACTTTCCATCGACTATTTTTTGTTCAACGAGTGGAGTGAGAACTTCATAAGCTCCCTTCTCCGGGTAAGGGCCGAGGATAGAAAATCCTGGGTTGTCCGGGTCGGCGTTCTCCGCATACCAAGACTCCGGCGTCCCGAACGCTTCCGGTGCTTTCCACCTAAGAATGTTCCAGCAGGCTACACCACTGCAAAGCAATCTCGGTTCATACACTCCCATTCCTGCGACTGTCGTTGTCTCCGTCTGCCCCCACACAATCTTGAAGTTCGGTTCATCGAAGCGATTGAGTCCAAATCGCTCGGTGATTAGCTCCTGAAATTCAGGAGGGCAGGTTAATCGTTCATGTCGCGGAATAGTCAGCATTTTTCCTTCGAGCGTACACTTCACCAACTCTCAACAGCACAAACTCCTCGCCATCTAGTTCAAAATCTGTACCGCCGTACTTCGTGATGACAACTTCGTCCCCAACTTTCAAACTCAAAGGAACCAAATTGCCTCCGATGATGCGCCCCTCTCCTACTGCGATTACTTTCCCTATATTGCTTTTCTTTGCCTCGCCCGGAGCGGTAAAGAGTGTTTCATCCTTCAGATAAAGCTGCCCCTCTTTGATAACTGCCGCCGACTGCCTGCGCTGCACGATGACGAAATCATTCAATGCTTCAAGAGGGAATTCCTCCATCTTGAACGCTGGTGTTTCGCATCCTGCGCCTGCTAGCGTTTCTACTGTTGCCTGTTTCATGTTTTCTCCTGATACATCATGCAGGGAGAAACAACGGGATGTGCCTCTCCCTACACAATGCCTCCTGTTTATTCATACGACTTCAAATACTGCAAAGCTCGCTCGGCCCAATTTTCAACTTCTTCAAATGGGAACAAAAACTTATTGCATCTCCCGCAAAGTAGTCCACGAGCCTTACCGCTTTTGTGTCCATGGTCGATTGCCAGTCTCCGAACCCTTCCGTACTTGAAATCAACGGACTTTTCGGGCTGAAGGCAAATCGCACAGACTCCATTTTGCTCTGCGAGCTTTGCATCATACCACTCTCGATTAACTCCATACTTCTTGAGTTCCCGTTCAAATTCATAATTCCTGAAGTATTCGATGTTCTCGTTGCGGTTTTTCTTTGCCCAAGCAGCGCGGTACGCATTCTGACGTTTTTTGTTTTTAGCGTACCACGCTGTTGTGTGGGCAAGTATTTTCTTCTTGAACTCTGGGTCGTTTTTGTACTTCTCTCTTCGATATGCATTGTAAGCATCGCGGTCTTTAAGTGGCATAGCATCTCCTAGCGGACAGCCTGATTGTAGCCAGCCGCTAGGGATACTATATCATCATATTACAGGTTCGGCCGCGTTTTGTACATACACTCCAGCACGCATATTAGAATTGAAAAGATTCAAAGATGCGTGATGATAGAAGATGTTGCTGGTAAGCCAGCCATTTCCTGACGGGTCGGGCACCGGCATCGTGGTTACGCCGTTGCCAAAATCGTACAGTGACGGTTCAATCAACTCTGTCAGCCCCCAAGTCGAGAGGCACAGTCCGTCAACTCTTCCGGGTGAAGCGTTGTAGCCGATAAGCAGTTCACGGCCCCCGAAAGTTTGCGGCATGTACTTCTTAACCATGTCAAGCTGCTCATCGCCCTTAATCTCCTGAGCATTGGCGATGACCACGTTCTGGTACAGGTTGTTGATTTGGATTTGCTGGCCCGGCCCTGTGTACCAAATCATGGACTCTGCTTCCTCGGTGTCCGGCCCTAATGCGCGGTCAACTAACACCTGCGCACGGAACGGAACGACGGGAGTCAAAGCGCCGCCTGCCAAGTTAATCGTGGGAGTGGACAAGCGGCCAGGGAAGTTAGCGCGTGTGATACCGAGCACTGTCCCTGAGTTTCCGTTGACCTGGTAAGTCTGAATTCCCGCGATGCTTGAATTGGTGGCTCCGGTGGTTCCTGCAATCATCAGGAAGTCGCCGGTAGTTGTGCCGGTAGGCAGTGCTTGCGAGCTGTAGATGGCATTCGCCACGCCGTCCACATAGCTGATAGTGAACGAGCCGCGGTTTGTGCCGCCTACCGCCGAGAATACTTGCACAACCTGCTGGTCGGTGAACTGATTCGCATTGTTCATGCCCGTAATCGAGCTGTATTGCACGCCCGTTCCGGTTGAGTTGTTTACCGTGGCAGTCGTGGGAATCTGGTCGAGCGTTCCCGAACCGTCGCGGTTGAACAATGTTTCCAGTCCGTGAATGAATACTTCAAGAGCGTTCTTTAGCTCCTGAGAGCGGACTGTGGTAATTGCACGCTTGCCACCGTCAGTTGCACGGCGTGCAAGGTAGGTAATTTCGCAGCCGCCCACCACGAATACAGGCTGAATGTCGCCCGATACCCACTGCGAGCCGGTTCCGCGCCCTAGTGAGTCACCGTCACCTGTATTCTGTTGGATGGGAGAGCCGGACTGAATGCGCATCGGAACGCGGAAGGCAGGTCGTTGCGCCACGCCTGTCGTCGCTCCGATATTGCCGGGTGCTGCTGTGATGTAGGCAGTCGGATAAGTCTTAACCGCCCCTTTGATTTTGTTGTACAGCGTCTTGAACTTCCCGATGAGGTCGGGAATCTGCTTCATGTATGCTTCTAGCTCGATTCCCTCTACCGCTGCTTCTGCAACTGGTGAGGCCATGTGGTGCTCTCATACTCGTTCTCATTCGCCGGAATCCTCCTGTAGATTCAGGGCAATGGCTCAGGCGGTTTCCAGCCGCCCGCTCTACTTCTCCTGTTTCAGCGCGTCTCTAATGATTCGCGCTTTTGAAGACACTTCCGCTTGCGCTTTTTGGTATCGCAGGCGTGGACCTGCGTCGCGGTTGTGTCGGAAAATCATTTTACGGCGTTCCAGTCCCATTTCACTTCCTTGCCATTTCGCAAGGTGGCTTCTCCGCGCATGAAGCGGGCGCGAGACTTGTCTTTATCCCAGTTGATGTCCTCGCTACGGGGCTTGGCGCCTAGCATGGCGGGATTAGCGTTGCCATTCCCATTTCCTAGATTGTCCGTTGCATTCGGCGCACGCCGCCAGCCTAGCCCTGCTGTAACCGACTTGAATACCTTCGGCGCAAGTTCCTCAAGACGCGGACGGTACAGATTCATCAGCGCCTTCTCGTCCTTGCGCTTCAGCACGATGTCGCGCTTAGACTTGAACGCTTCATCCTTCGCAACTTCCTCGGCCAAGTCGGTGTAGAAGTTCTTCTCAATGCGCTGTTTCTGCTCGGTGGTCAGATTCTTGCCTTTGAAGAACTCCCCCATCATTTTCTTAAAGGAAGGGATGACAAGTTCCGAGTTCAGCTTCGTATTGAAACCCGTACGGAAGTTGGCTTCCTCTTGCTGCTTGATAGTCTGCTCGCGGGTGTCGAGTTCCTTCTGCCGCGGGTCAACGTCCTGCTGTCCAGCAGGTTTTGCTCCCATCTGCTGGAACTTCTTAAACCATGCTGATAGATTGCTTGCTTGGTCGTGTGCGCGTTCCTGCTTGCCGTTGGCGATGTCCTCAACGAGTGCGCCGATAGCAGCGGCCATCGTGTTCACGCCATCAGGGAATCCGTTCTGCCTGAGAACGTCAGAGAATCCCGACATCGAAATAGCGGCGTAGCGTTCCGGGTTAACATTGCGCAGCTTACTGAAGGAATACTCTGTAAGTTTCGCTGCGCCTTCCGGTGAGCTTGCGAAGATATTATCTACGACCTTCGGATTGCCTTCCGATACCATCGCCAGTTCGTCGGCATATTCCTGCGCCTCAGTGCGGAGAGTGGTAATGCCCTCTTCACCGCCGAGCGTGTCGAATGTTTCTTTTAATGCGCGGGCCTCTTGCACTCCACCGGGAAACATGCTGCGGATAGAACCTTCCAAGTGGTACTGCCCGCGGATATGCTCGGCCAGCTTAGGGTCTATCTCTCGCAGCTTCTGGAATGCTGACTTGAGCGCAGCCTGCGAAGGCTTTCCGTCTTTTTCAAAGGAAGGCTGCGGTTGTTGCGCTCCGTCAGTTTGTTGCTGCTGTTCCGGTTGGTCAACCTGCTCGACTGCGCCAGAATCAACTTCGGGTGTATCGACTACCGGGGCTTCTACGGCCCCAACATCCATGAGTGCTGCATCACCTGCTGCCATTTATCTTCTCCTGAAAAGCTAGTACAGCGTCAGAAAACTTCTTCCTTAAAGCTTCCGGGGATCCAGACATTGAAAACTCTAGACCATAAAACCAATATTTTTCCCCTTGTCCTTTTTTAATTTCTTTTAAGTAGGAAACATATTGGTCAGGGGTTGGCCTACCGTCTTGTCCGTACAACGGTAATGCATAAACCTGATGTCCTTGCGGGCTTAAATCCTGCATTTCTATATTTTCGGGAAGTGCATGTCTGATAAGTTCAAGCTCGATGCTAAGTTCGATTGGCTTCATTGTACTTTCTCCGACTGTTGCGGTACGACCGGAATAGGCACTTGCGGATGCTTCTCCGCAGCCTGCTGCACGTCCTGAGCTTCAAAGTCCTCTGGGCCTTCTACTATTCCTGCTTTCGCTGCCGCTTGCGCTGCGCCCTTCGGTGGCAAATCCTTGAGGTTGATGCTCACGCTCGGCGGCTTCTGTTGCTGAGGCTGGTTCTTCTGTCGCAATGCTTCGTGCTCGTTGTAATGCAGCACAAGATTCTGGAATCCCATCTGCTCTTCCTGCGTCCCGTTCTGCATCGCCCGGCCTTCCGGGGAACGCATCTTTCCCAAGCAGGTCATCGACTCAATGTCATGGTCATCCCAGGGATTTACAGGAACGCTCGATGTATCGGGCGGAATCTGCGCAATAGCCTGTTGCATCTGCTGTGCTACCTGCTGGCCTTCCGGTGTCGGCGGGGGCGGCCCCATCTCCGCTACCTTCTGCATCGCTTCATCGAGTTTAGGATTAGGGAGAGGCTGGCCCTTGAGAAGTATCTCTATCTCGCCTAGTTGTTTGTCGCGGGAAGCCAGTTGCGGAATAATCAGAGAACTAACTCCTATCGTGTTCTTGACCAGTTCCAGGTTCCCTGGGTCATCTACAATCTGCAAGAACATAGGATTGGTAATAGCTAATTGGATTGCGGCTTCAATCTTCTGGGCGGTTTGTGCGGAGGTTAGCGGGAAGTTCTCATCCGTCTCAGGGAAACAATACACGTTGCCCTTGAGGTCGGCAGTTTCGACGCGCACGGCATCCTTGCCTACTGTCTTGATTACGTCCTGCCCAGACTTTGAAAGACACATCACCGCTTGCCGCATTACGCTAGAGAGTCCTTCTTTGATACGTCCCCAGACTGGCCCGAGTCTACCCAAAGCCTGGTCGCGCTGGATTTCGATTCCTCCCATTGTGTCATTGCTTCCGGTGTCGCCCCCGAATAGAGCAGGGAAACATCCGGTGAGTAATTGAGCAAGGTCTCCAGATAACCATTGGATGATGGCGACAAGCTGTTCTGGGAAGGGGAGAGTCTCTTCGACGAAGATTGCTTCTCTGACTCCGTTCGGGAATTTACCGGGGTCTTGCACATAGAAGTCAAATCCTCCCGGCACTCTAGTCTGCGCCTTGATGCCTTCTTTACTGAACGCCTCTGCTGGGAACCAGGTCATCGGAACGCCGCGCACCAGATAATCATTCGCAAGGTCTAGCAGATTGTTCAGCACCTTCTGAATCGGTAGCAGCCACTTGAGCAAGCTAGCCCGGTGCATTCCATCGCCCGACCTTGCGTGTATCAGCGTCAAGTGGTCATCCATAGAGATATTACGCGCTTCGCAGAACGTCTCGCCCATGTAGACCACACGGCAGCCGTTCGGGAACATCTTGAGCAGGTCGTCACGCATAGGTTCGGTGATGTCAGGGTCGTAGAATATCGAAGGCCGGAACCAGGTTACTTGTCTCGTAACGTCGTAAGCCACGGAGTCTGAAGTCTGGAAGTTGTTCTCAACGCCTAACTTAACATTGACCCGCGCGAGCCGCGCGATATTATCCCCGCCCGGCCCGGCGCTTGATGTGGAGATTTGGCTAGCCTTATCGGGGAACTCCGCTTTAGCAATCGAGATAGGAACTTCTTTGCTTATCTGGGCGTAATCGCAGTCGCCCAGACAGTTCGCCTTCATGGGGAGTTTGGATTCTAGCGAGCCATGCGCTACGACGGTTTCACGGCCCCGCGGCGTTCTGGCACTCGGAACGGTCGCGTCCTCGCTGCTAGGCATTCCTTGCATGGCTTCGCCTTGCTGCATCCCGTCCGTTTCCGGTGTAGCCTGATTATCAGAGATTGGATTCTCTTGTCCTGCTCCACCCTCGGCTCCCATTCCCGGTTGAACACTTCCACCAGCTTCTCCCCCAATTCCTTCATCCTCTGGGACGACTCCTGTGCTGTCTGTTTCGTACCCGTATTTTTGGGCGTCTTTGACATAGTTCGTCTCCAGTACTGTGCGGCCATCGGTGCAAAGCAGCCTGTCTATGTCCTGAAGCAACGACCGACCGCCGATGTTAATTTCTACCGAGTCCTGCAAGTCAGAAGCTGCTTCTGCCGCGGTGATGTCTATATCGTTCTGCTCGTCGTTTGGCTCAAAGCGTGTCGGTGGGAATTGCCTCGATAACGCCGAGACAATCATTTCCTTGTACGAAGAGAATATATTGGCGTTGAACATCGCCCGGCTGCCTGCATCGTTCGGATGGTAGCCTGAGCCTAGCGCGGGAAGCGTCCAGCCCTGTGTCTTTGAGTAGAGCAGGTTCTGAAAGCCTCTATCAAATAGCCGCATCTCCCACGCGCTGATTATCTCCTCGCGCCATGCTGGTAAGTCCTTCTGGCCGACCTTTTGCACCTGCGCTTTGATAATCGCAATCTGCGTGTCAACCAGCTTTACGGGCTGCTCCTCGAATACTTCATAAGGCGCAGCGATACCCGGCGCTAATTGCTGCTTGTCGGTATGTTGGCTAGTATCCACTCTTGGCCCGTTTCTTGGCTTTGTCTATGACGCTGTTAGCTTCGCGGACTGCCAACCCTTCATCGCCAGTGCGAGACAGGGCAGAGTCAGCAACGTGCGCCCACTGTCGTTTCTTCTTGGGCGTGTCGGCTTTGTGAGTCTTGGCGCTGGCGTCACCGGGTAGCCAAGGCACGTTGTATATCCTCTAGCGTGTCGAAGGCCCACTGGATACAACTCCAGCATGGGTCATCGGCGCAACATTTTCCGCCATTGTCGCCGCGGCATTCCATCGGGTTGTGTTCGGGGGCACCTTGCAAGATGCCATCTTCACGTTTCACTTCGGAGGAGTCCACTACGCTCTTACCCCCTGTCTCAAGCGTCCCTCTCGTTGCAAGGTTAGACAGCCTGAAAGCCCTTGTGCTCCGACATCCCGCCAATATCTCCACCGCCTTGCTCCTCTTGCTGTTGAGGCATCGCGGTATCGACGTGGTGATGAGCCGAATGTGCGTCGTGGTGCTTGGCCTTGTGCACGTGACCATCCCGATGCTTCGAGTGAATCTCCATCTCATCGGCTGGCCCGTGAGCGCCAACCACTTCCTCGATAGGCTGCTCCATATTGCCCTGTCCAGGCTGTTCCTCGCCTTGCGGCATGGCTTTAGCTTGGGGCATCGGACTACCACCAGAGCGGTCGGCGGAGCGGCCTATCTCGTGGTTCTCGTATCTCTTGCCACTCTTGGCCTGATACGCCATTAGAGCACCTTGCGTCGTTCTACGCCGTTTGGACCAACGCCAGCCGCTCTGCGCCGTTCCGGTCCGCTGTACACAGCTTGGGAATGCAGCCCTGCTGGAACTGGAGGTGCGGCAGCCTTTGCCACTCGACGCTCTTTGCCTGTCGGTGAGACACCAACCTTCATGCGCCGCTCCAATCCTGACCACTTCGCTTCTACCGCGGGCTTAGGTGGCAAACGCCGTTCCTTCCCTGAATATGCAGCCTTGCTGACTCGCCTTTCAATCTCAACGTGTGACATGCGATTCTCCTTTGTGCTATATTATCCACGACATTCTTCGATGCTTTATCGCTGAGAAGAGTGGGAACTGGGGTAGCTTGGCACGCATCCAGTATAAACAACACGTGCTCCACTTCCTTAGCCGCCTGCTGGTACTGATACTGCGTAGAAGCCCCAATTTCCGCTGATGATGTTGTAGGTAAGCAACTGGCTCGTGCTGTTGCCTGCCGTCGAGTTCACGGTCGTACCGTTCGGCACGTTCGTGTAAGACAGCGTGCGCGAGCCTGTGCCGTCCTGCTGGATAATCAGGTTCAGCAACTGTCCGTCATAGCCCCCGATAATCTGTAGCGAGCTATTCGAGGTCAGCACGATGCGTTCCGTGTTCACCCCTGATACGTTTGCAATTATCGCTGCCATAGCTAGTTCTCCTTTTCCTGTTGAGTTTCACGTTCGGTTAGTTCTTGCTGCAACTGCGCAAGGCTGGGCCTGGAAGGTCGAAAAGTCTGTGCGTCTGGCTCAGGTCTAGACGGAGTACTCAGAAGTCCTGGCCTCATCATCATTAGCTCTAGCCGCTCTGCCCGTCCCTTGAAGTAATCCCGCTGCTGCTCAAGGTCTGCAATGCGTTCTTCGCGCAGGCGTGTTGCCGTAGAGCGGAACAGGATGCGTAGGAAGTCTCTAAGGTTCTGTACCGTCACTGATTCACCGCCCATCTTGGCTTAGAGTTCATCTTCACAGGGCCATCAGCTTGTTGCTCCATTAAATGGCGATACGCGAAGAACACCTTGCTTGTCGGGTCAGCAATCGCTGCCAGCTTCTCCTGGTACACAATCTCGGCAGGGATATTACGCGGCTGCAAATAGCTCTTCAGTGCGTACCGCGTCTCGTCGCAGATGTCATCGGCAATAGACTCCGACTTCTTCACGTCCTCAAGGTGCTCAGGGTCGCGCATCACCGCGGGAATAGCGTTAATCGTATAAGGGCAGGTATCGAACACCATGAAGTCGTCCATCTCGATTAGCTGGTACATCAGGTTCCAGCCTCCTACTCGGTCGTTATCCGCAGCAGCGCAGAAGGGTAAACCATGCTTCTGTAGGGCTTCTGACATCTGAATGGCTACTGTGCGGAAGTTATCCTTGCGAGCGAAAGCGTCTGGGCTCAGGTAGATAGAGCTAATCACTTCGCCTTCCGTCATCGTGGCTATCATCTCGGCAAGCTGCTCTGCTGTCTTTTCCTTGGTGACAAGCTCACGATATTTGAGATTGACCTTGCGAACCTCTTTGCCCATCGTAACATTGCCTGTCGTGTACCAGCCGATAGAGCTGTGATGCGCGAAGCCCCAGTCAATTCCAATCCATTTGGGCCACCATACGGGGATTCTGAACGGGTTATTTCGAGTGTCCCACACATGACGCAGAGGATGAAAGTTAGAAAAGAACTGTCCTTCAAATTTATCCCACCTTCCCTCAAGTCTCTGGGCTCGCAACGCGGGCGACATCTGCTGGAGGTTCTTGAGGTACTCAGCATCGTTTGCAAAGATAGGGTTGTCCCACACGGAAGCCGGAATGAACTCATAGTCCCCTGGGTCATACTGGTACGCTTCCATGCCCATGAATGGCTTGCGGTCTATCCACAGGGCTTTTACCCATTCGGAGTTTTCACCGCCAGGATTGGTTGCTCCTGCCATACATGGACGTGCGCCGGGGACAGGGCAGCGGTTCCTGAGGCGAAGATGTTCCCAGATGCGAAAAGGAAATTGTGTAAGCTCATCAAATCCAATGAATACGTACTCGGCTCCATCGTAATTGTAGACATGTGAAAAACGTTCACAATACCCAAAACGTAATACACTGCCATTAGGAAAGCGGTGTAATCTTGCCGTCTGATTGAACGACTTACGACCTCCAAATGTTCCCCTCCATGCTGCAGTGTCAGGTATCTTGCCCAGTACGTGCTTCTGGAAATGGTCGATTAGCGTGCTGTCTAATTCTGGACATGTGCGCCTCAGCAAGAGCGCGTTCGAGCCAGGATATTGCAAACAGTGGAGTATCGCTTCCCATAGTAAGGCCAATGATTTCCCAGGTCCCTGCGCTCCACCAAATAAACGGAAACGTGCCGGGCTGCTGTGGAAGACTGCTTGCTTCGGCCACGGCTGGTAAACGCTGCTTACTCGTATTTCCTCCGTGCTTACTTCAACTGGCATCGTGAACTATGCAAGGCAGTGGTCGATGGCATGTCTCAGTCGTTGCCTCTATTGTCCTATCCCAATACGGCGGGACCGCAACTTGGCAACCATTAGGATAAGCGGTCTTTTCCGCCTTCTCGACATAATGCTTTGCGCTGGCGAGCTGCGACTCAAGATTCTTATTCCGCAGGTATAGCAGACCAATCTCCGCGAGTATTGCTGCATCAACCGGCGTTGTCATCTTGCGCTTTGAGAGATACCGTCTGCCCCAGTACTGTTGGGCGCGGTACGTCGAGTCGGATGGTAATAGAGACATTGCCTGACCCTTCACCGTCTCCTGAGTCTGCTTTACCTTCTACGCGATTGATTACCTGCTCGAAGTGAGGAACACTACCTATCTCGGCAGCCAATACGAACTTCTGAGCTATGCGCTTACAAACCTCAGGAGTTAACTCAGCTTCCAGTGCTTCAGTGAGAGGCTTCTTCTTGGGGCGTCCTGAAGGATTGCCAGATTGTCCGGGCTTATAGGGAATGAGGTTGCGTAGGCTATTTTCATTGATACCAGAGAGATTTGTCTGTGTTTCGCTCATACGCTCTGCATCACCGTGGGGCCGTAAAGCCCGCTTATGCGCGGTGCCCAAGTCAACCTATCTGCATGTCTTAAAGTCTTGCGAAATACCCCGTTCGATTCTCGTAATTCACCTCTTGCTATCATCTCTTTCACACGTCCAGGAGAATAATGCGAGTGCGGAGGTAAGGAAGAGCATTGCGAAGGCCCAATATGTCCAGATGACCCGTAAGCTAAGATGCATAGGCGTGCGTTAGCTTTCAATCGATTGGGTGCACCAGAACGCCTGGTGAGCCGCGTGTTGCTCTCTAGTCGCGGCTATCTTGATACAGTCTTTACCTGATTGTCAAGCGCGTTCTTCTTCCAAAGTAAAAGAATCTCACGAGCCTCTCCCACCAGGATAGCTTGCGTCGGGAAACGAAACACAGTCCATCCCAGCGCAGTTGCATTATTGTATTTAACGCAATCTGCAACGAAACCACTTCCTCGGGTATGCCTTCCCATTGTCCAGACTGCTCCTTCAATTTCGCAAGCGAGATGCACCTTTCTGATTGCAAAGTCGAATGTCCATTTTCTGATGGCATGAAAGCGCACCTCCCTCTCTACGCATCCGAGATGTAAGGCTCTAAGGTCAGCACTAAGTATAATATCCACTTCTCGCGGGCCGTCTCTAGTAGCGCCTTCGTACTCTTTAATCTTGGCAGGGTCGAATCTCACCGCTCGCCCGCCTGCTGTGTCCCGGTGCGCCGCGATTTACGCATCTCCATACTCTTCACGTCCCTGCGATAATCCAGGTAGGCGAAGAATGCGAGAAGTAGAAAAGGTACGATTAAAATTATCACTTGTGCCCTCCCTGCTCCGCGCCAGATAAGGCAGCCTCCAGCGCAGCGATTCGCTTACATTGTTCACATCCCTTTCCAGCCCAAGAACCGTTGTGGTAATCCGCCCACCACTTTGCTTCTTCTAATCGCGCCTTTGCCACTGTATGGGATGACGCTGCGTGGCTCGATTCTTCTGCTACTTTGCATACGCGCAGCACCTTCTCTCGCAGGCTGTAACTGACGAAAGAGTGACCTCGCAATTCGTGAATATCGGCTTCCAGAGTCCCCTTTGATGGAAACTGTGGCGGCTCGCTGGTTGGAGGCTCTGTAATTTCCTTCAATGGCTCATCGAAGTTATGCCCGCAATGTTCACAGTGCCAGTCCTCTGGCAAGGTACCGCGAGTCTGCCTAACTATCCATGCACTCTTACAGCTTGGACAACGCGGAAGATTTTGTAGTGTGCTCATTTTCCCTTTTCCCCTTTCTGCCCCGCTCCAATCAGGGCGAGAATAACTAACGCTAGGCCGCACGATAAAACTAGCCCCACAAAAACTCCGATAAGAAATGCACCCAAGTTCATGTATTTCTCCCAAGTTCAACAAGTTGCTTGCGAAGAGCATCAATCGTATCTAAAAGGTCTTCCCTGAGCCTGCGAGTCCAGTACATTTTGAACAGATTATCTTCACGCAGGTCATCCGTTTCTTCTTTCGACAGCACGCTCACTTGCGCTCCCCTTTCTGCCCCGCAAAAATCAACTGCTTTGCGCTTGACTGCAACGTCCAAATCGCGCAAGTGCAAAATCTAACCATTAATCACGCCTTGTGCCCATCGAGCCAGTGATTTCAACCCATCTTCCGTTAGCCCATCTAGGCAAATGTGCCAGCAGTCATCGCAGCTGTCCCATTCCTTCACTGCCACGCCACCGCTCCAAAGCGTGATGTGCTGGAGTTTTTGGCTCTGTGAGACTAGTTTCGGAGCCACGAGCAGTGCTGCTAGTTGCTGAAAGAATTTACGTCTCATGGGATTTCCTCGTTTTCATCTAATACATACCAATCGTGGAATTCTTTCTTTGAGTAAACGCGTCCGCTGCCGTACCATTCTCGAATCGCACACCTAAAATGTTCCGTTGCAGCTTCTATCGTCTCTCGGTCTGGTGAGCGGTCCTTGATTTCAACAGTTATCTCATCGGTTAATCCGCGAATCCCTGCGCCCAATTCGTCCGGCACAACCACATAATATTCCAGCTTCACTTGCGCTCCCCTTTCTGCCCCGCAAAAATCAACTGCTTTGCGCTTGACTGCAACGTCCAAATCGCGCAAGTGCAAAATCTAACCATTAATCAC